GGACTACGTGTATGACATGTTCTCTGTAGGCGCCGACTGGCGCTCTCTGCAGCGATCTTTCAGAAACGCATTCATTCCCGACGGGTCACCACCAATACGTGGAGGCCATTCTCATGGTACCTGCGCTGCTAACCGCAGTCGCATGGACACCATCATGACGGAGATCATTCGTGATGCCGGCTACACTGAGTATGTGGTCAGCATGGGAAATAGGGATGTGAAAATGCAGCGATCCGGAGACCGAGGATATCACGTAGCCAAGGATATGCAATACCAGTCTCAACACGACGCGTTGCCGGCTCACCATTTTGTTTACAAGATGGTAGATGTCGACTACTACGTTGATATGGCCGAAATGTTGACAAACTTTCGACCCGTCCTGCTATACACCTTCTGTCCGTATGAGCCAGCAGGCAAATGCGTTGACGGCGTGTATTATGCCTTGAAGAACCAAGTGCATGTCAGGATTACCGGTGGGGCCGCCTATCAGCATGAGCTATGGAACTATGAGACTGACCATCTCGTCGTCCGTAGCCCTCTCGCTACTTACTACTACTTAGTTGAGCAGCGAATAGACCCCGCCGACGACCAGCGTAGGTTGGTACTATTAATACCAATACGCAAAGTGTTTCTGTTGCCCAGTCTGCAAGGTCCCAGTATCGAACGCCGCAAGATATCTTATGGTCCTTACAACAAGACCACATTCATACGGAGCGATAATGGGACAGTGACCAAGTATGTCAGCTACTCTTTAGCTGGCAATACAGCTTGCAGCACCCTACCTGAAGGGCTGGCGACATCTTTGTACCTCCGTGCTGTGCGATCCAAAGAATCGATTATGTCCAGCGTGGAAGGTGCCATCCGCACATACATGGGTGGAAACGTGCAAAACTTCGTCGCTGAATGGTGGATCAACAGCGGCGACCCTGCCCAACGGGCAGCTGTCTTTTGTGACGTTATAGAGCACGCCCCCAAACTCATCAACATGTACGTGCCCGACGTGTCGGTATTTTTCCCGCTGTCCACTCATTACACGTGTCACAGCGAGGAGCGCCTATTGGACACACCAATGGACACCATGAGAACGTTGGTGCCCCCCGAGCAGTCTTATATGCTCGGAGGAGTGGCACCTTCAAGGTGTTGGTCCAATGACGAAGCATGCGTTAAGAAACGCATCACCGAAGTCGCAAACAAAACCACCACGGTGCCCAAGAAATTTGATGGCTATGCTGTTGAGTTTACTGACTATCTCGTACGCGAAGAGGAGCGAGCCACGTTGGCACCAGTGGAACCAGACGTTGTCTACACCAATCAAAGTAGACCCACACAAAAACGAATATTGGATCGAGTCCGCATGTGGATGTATGATCTGCATAAGAAGGCCATAACCTCCTTCCAGAAACGGGAGGTTTACAACAAAATAACTAGCCCTCGGAACATTTCGACCATACCAGGTAGTGTCAAGTTCAGGTATTCACGCTACACGTACGCCGCCGCCAACATTGTGGGAAGACAAAGTTGGTACGCGTTTTCCAAAACGCCCAAGGAGCTTATAGCAAGGCTACATGAAGTGTTGACGAATGCAATGGCAGTCATACCCACGGATTACACGAAATTTGACGGCTCCCACAGTGAGTGGTTGTGCGCCAAAGAGTTGGCTATCTACAAACGCATGTTTAATCCTGCGTACCACGAGGAATTATCCGAGTTGTTTTGGGCGAATTTCAAAGCCCCTGGTTACACCAGGTATGGAGTAACCTACAACTCTGGTTACAGTCGAGCGTCCGGAGCCCCAGATACGTCACTGGGGAATACCCTGGACAACGCGCTTGTTGCTTACCTGGTCTTGCGAGAGACCGGGCTGGCGCCAAAAGAAGCGTGGGAACAACTCGGCTTGTATGGTGGAGATGATGGCCTGACACCGGGTGACTCGATAGGTGTGTATACCCGAGTCACCAAACAGCTGGGACTCTCGATCAAGTCAGAAGTGATAAAGAGGTCCGAACCAGTCCCCTTCCTGGGCAGGATCTTCCACGGCCATTGGGATATGCCGACAGACAGCATGTGTGATGTGGGTAGGCAACTTAAGAAGTTGCATTTCACCACAGCACCATCATCCGTTCCGGATTGGGTTGTCTTGTACCGCAAGGCCGTTGGATTGAAGCTCACCGATAGCGGCACACCCGTGCTGGGTGCGTGGGCCTCGGCAGTGATCAGATGTTGCGCCGCTCGTAAACTGAGCACAGAAGGATTCGTAATGAACCAAGATGAACGCTGGTTTGAGCAATACGACGCAGCCGATCAATATGACACAAACAAATCCGTCGACAGATATCGCATCGCCGCCGACAACCTGCGAGTTGGAGAGGAGTACATCCATCTCGAAGAAGCAAGACTCAACGGTCTGCACGACACCGCCACCATCTCCGATCTGTTCCCCGGAAACATTTTCCCCGGTAAGATCGTTGCAGAAATTGGGGCGACATGCGGTGGATACTACTACCCACCTATCACAGTGGTTGTCACGCCCGATGCGAGCACCCAAACCGCTAATAACCTACCCGCAAATGATCCGCAACCTACGGGCTGTGGAATCGCAGCTGCAGGCGCTGTCCACCGAGACTCTGCGCAGACACCTGGCTCCAATACTATCAGTGCTGGCAACCAAGTTGTCACGCCCGGAGTTCATGGCAACAGTGTTAAGCGCCGTAGACGACGCCCTGCAGGCAAACCACGATCCGACACCTCCAGCTCAAGAGCAGACTCAGGAGGGTCAACAGTGGGCGGAGTAGCGCAAACAGACCAGCCAGTGCAAGGAAAACCTGTGCGGAGCAGTAACCATTCGGCCAAATCCGCACCGGTCAGTACTGCTGGCGACTAGACACGCATTTTGAGCGATGAGAGTCTGGTGACTCCAGTGTC